TTGTTGTTTAGGAAAAATATTCCTAAATTAATTTGTTTAAAAGGAATATTATTCCTTAAATTTGTCCTGTCATTCGGTCAAAAGAAACACATCAAATATATGAATCAAAATGAAATTGACCTTGTAAAAGGTCAAATAAAAAGTAAAATAAGAAAAGGAGATTATATCACTCTAGGAGAGATGATTAGTGAGAACCAAGAAACGGCAAGAAGTAGATTTCGTAGGGGAAACTACGAAGCTGTTATGGCAATGAAGAAAATTGTTGAGTCAAGAGAAAAGCTAATAGAAGACTTCAATTCTGAACAAAAAAAGGAAGATAATTCCTAAAACAAAATTACTATGTCTGTAGAAACCCCATACGAATATCATAAAAGTAAGCTAGGAGTAAAGTTAAAATACTTAGTTTCTGATTTGTCTAAATCGCATTTAAACGGTTTAGGTCTTATTTCTTATAGAGCTTTAAAGAAGCGTATGGATAGTAATACGTGTTCTGAAAAACAGCTGCGAAGAGGTTCACTAGGTTATGAGGCTTTAGTAGAGTTTAACTCATTAAGCCAAGAGTGGAGAGATAGGTTATCAGTAAAATTTGGAGCGCCTAAACCTGAAGCAACAAAAAGTTGGTTTTCGCAACATTATGTAACAGACAAAGATGCTTTTGATTTTTACATAGCTCATCGTTATGGTGCTGATAACGATAAAAAGTTAACACCTGATACTATTGAGCGATATGTTTATAATGCTTCTGTTTTGAATACAGTTATAAAGTTGAAAAATAACCGTAAAGCCTATGCGAAAGCTTTAGGAGGTGTAAAGATTAATATTTGGGAAAGTTTAAGTAAAGACGTTAATGCTTTTCAGGAAGTAAAACACAATTTACCAACTACAGCAGGAAGTTTACGACACAAAGTTACACGTTACCAAAAAGAGGGGTATATCTCTTTAGTGTCAGGAAAGTTAAAGCTTAAAAATGCTCAAAAAGTAAAAGACAAAGAGCAAAGAGCCATACTTGATGAATTGGTTAATAAACATACCAATTTAGATAATAAGATGATAGCTGACTTATACAATATGATTGTTGGTAAGGTTGAAATGGATTGGGAGGAGATAACACCAACTACTGTTTTAAACTTTAAAAAGGAGCGTAACCTTGAAACGTTTGCAGGTAGAAATGGTAAAAAGGCTTTAAAAAATAGCTTAACAATGCAACGCCGTAGGATTGCACCTACAGCTTCAATGTTGTATTGGACTTTAGATGGTTGGACAGTTGAGTTATTGTATCAAAAAAGGAATGACAACAATGTAATTACCTACCATAACAGGCTTACCATGGTTGTTGTACTAGACCCATATAATAAATATCCTGTTGGATATTCAATAGGTTATAATGAAACTCCTGAGTTGATTAAAGCTGCAATGCAAAACGCTATTAATCATACTAAGGAATTGTTTGGAAACTTCTTTAAACCTTACCAATTACAATCAGATAACTACGCTATTAAAACCTTAACACCATTGTATGAAGCTTGTACTCCAAACTTCACACCTGCAAGTGTTGGTAATGCAAAGGCAAAAGTTGTAGAGCCATATTTTAAATACCTAAACACTAAACGATGCAAGTTGTTTGACAACTGGAGTGGACACAACGTAGATAGTGGCTCAAAGAATCAACCAAACGCTGAAGTAATGAACTTAATAAAAAAGAACTTTCCTGATGAAGAGGAATGCCGTCAACAAATTAGGAGCATTATTGAAATGGAAAGGTCTATAAAAAGAGAAGAGTACGTAAAGGGTTGGTTAAAAACTAAGAACGAGTACAGACAATTAATGAGTTATGAAAGTTACTTGTTAACCTTTGGTAGTAAGACTAAAAGTAACAAATTAAGAGGTGAGGGATTACGTGTAACCATTAACGGATCATATCAATTTTATGAGTGTTTCGATATCAACTTTAGAAAACATGCACTAGAAGATTGGACGGTACACTATAACCCTGAAAACTTAGAAGAGGCAATGGCGGTTTCATCTGACGGAACATTACGCTACATGCTAGAACCTGCACCATTTGAACACATGGCTTTAGCTGATAGAACTGAGGCAGACAATGAAACTGGTAACAGAATTCAAAGCTATAACAGAAAACTTATCAAGCATATATCAGAAGAACGTCAGGATAATGCTGAAATAGTTGAGACTTTCTTTGGTAAGCATCCTGAGTTGAATGATACGGTAGCTAAACACCTTTTAACTGATAGTAACGGAAACCATAAAATACACAAAAGAAGAGAAAGCGAAGCAGTTAAGTCGGCTCGTAAAATTGAAAAGAAACAAGAATTAAAAGAAGCAAAAAAAGAGGAACAAAGTTTCCATACTTCACAACAAGAGTACTACAAGAGTAAAGTAGATGTAAATAAATATTTAGACGAATAAACCCCATTAAATGGAAGCAATTTTAACAAAACTAGAAAAGACAAGAGAACAATTAGTGAAAAAGGCAAACGAAAGAGATAGCAAGTTTGTAAACCGTTCAGAAAAATGGCAGAACTCTGAAAAAGGAGCAGCCTATGAAGTAAACACCAGTTTAATAGCAGATATCGTTCAAAACCTAGATGATGCTATTGAAAATGCAAAACTATTCTTAAAGTAAACCAACTATGAAAAACACAGTAAAGCAGGCGATAGCTTCAGCAGTACAAAATTACATTGATCTACATGAGATTAATCAAGCTATTGTATCAAGAAGATCAAACGTACCAAAGGAACATTTAAGCAATATTTTAAAAGGTGTTTTTACTTACAATGCAGGTAATGATAAAGTAGGAGATATTCCTGAAAAACATTTTAAATCATTGGCAGAGTTAGTTGAGTATGAAATTGAAAAAAAGTTGTGGAGAAATCAACCAACAGATCAATTAACACAAATGCTAGCAATTTTAGAGGAGGCAAAATACGAAGCTTTTACACGTGTAATCATAGGAGCGACTGGCTCTGGTAAATCTCATGTAATTGATTTGTACAAACGTAAAAATCCTGCTGATGTATTCTCTGTAAAGGTAGGACACACTGACACTTTAAAAGATTTGCTTTGGAAAGTAGCTGAAGCACTGAGAGTACCAAAGCGAACACAGAAGTCTCAACAAATACGTGATATTTCTTTAACACTTAAAGCTTTATGGCACAAAGGTAGAAAGCCTCAATTAATATTTGATGAGAGTGAGTATATGAAAACCTCGGCTTTATGCTCAATAAAAGAGTTTTACGATCACTTAGATAAATACTGTTCAATAGTTTTAATTGGAACAGAGCAGTTAATTAAAGAGATTGATAAACTACGTAGAAGAGACGCTAAAGGAATACCTCAATTATACCGTAGAATTAAGTTTGGTATTCGTCGATTACCAACTATTGACAGAACCTTCTCTTTGTTTTTAAAAGATGTAAAGGATAAGAAGTTAGTAAGATGGTTGCAAGATAACTGTGCTAATTATGGAGAGTTGCACGATGTGCTAGTTCCTTCAATGTTAGAAGCTGACAGACTAGGACAACCATTAACACTAGGGTTGGTTAAACAAGTTTTAAACTTACCTGATTATGCAGCCTAAAACTAAACAACCAAAGTTAAAGCGAGTTCTTACAGTTGCAAACATTCTTAATCAAAAGATTGTAAGAATTCCTTTTGAAGAGGATAGCGATTGGTATCAAGCTTATAAAAGACCGCAAAACAGAGGTGTTTGGTTTATGTGGGGAGGGTCAGGTAGCGGAAAAAGTACTAAGGCTATGAAGACAGCAAAGAAGCTAGCACAATACGACAAAACACTATATACAACTCAAGAAGAGGAAACTGATGATAGTGATTTTGTAGATAGAGTAGAGATGTTGAAAATGCAAGATGTTAAAAACAATTTTCATGCTCAAAGCTATACGCTTCAAGAACTAGATGAATACTTAGAAAAAAGAGGAAGTGCGCACACTGTTGTTATGGACTCTGCACCATATTACTTTAAAACGTGGGAAGAGTATTACCTATTTAAGAAAAAATGGGCAACAAAAAAACTCATCATAATTATTGGTCATGCAGAAGGTAAAAACCCTAGTACAGAGTTGCAAAAACGAATAATGTATGATGCAAAAATGAAAATTTTTATAAGTGGTTATTTGGCTACATGTAAAGGTAGGACAATCGGACCGAATGGAGGAAGATTTATCATTTGGAAAGAAGGCTATGAAAAATTACATGGAGCTAACTCAACTAAAAAAGAAAACTAATGAAATCAGTACACAAAATTTTAGAAGCAAGTAAACAGGAGTACGACCTTATGGTTTGGAATCTCTTTTTGAACTGGGCGGGCTTGTATGCAAAAGATAGGTTAATACTACAAAATATGATAACATCTAAACATATTGCTAACTGGTTTAACGCTGAATACTTAAAGCTTATTCGTGATTTTAAAAAAGTAGTAGAACCTTATGAGCAACTTGATGCAAAGTCAAAAAGAAAGCTCTATGTGGAAATTGTAACTAAAGTGTACGAACATTATCCAAAGCCTTTAATACAAGAATGTAAATCAACAAAAATTATTAACCAAAGCTATAACCTTAACTAATGATAATAACAAAACCCGCTCTAGAAAGTAAAGTAGATAACCTTAACAAGTGGTTGCAAAACCACCCTGAAACACATTACCTGTACAAGCAGCAAACACAAAAGCGAGATTATTATGTAAACAAGCTTTGTGACATGGACGATTTAGGATTAAAAACAATTAAAATATAAAACGATGAGTATAGATATAACAAAATTATCACCTGAAGAAAAAAGAAAGTTACAAGAACAATTTGCAGCTGAAGAAAAAGCTGCAAAGCAAAAAATAAAAGAAACCAAAGCTGCTTATAAAGAATTAGCTGAAGAGTTTGTGGTTGGAAACATTGATAATTTAGTGTTTCATAAAACACTTACAGAGAAGCTTGTTAATAGTGTAATGAACGACTTTAATACAGTTAAAGAATTGAAACAAGAAGCTTTTGGAGTAAAAGAACAAGATAGCCATACAACTACGCTCAAAGATGGTTCTGCAAGTATAACCATTGGTCATAATGTAATTATCAAGTTTGATGGAACTGAAAGTGCAGGAATCGAAAAAATTAAAGACTACATGAAGTCATTGTCTTCAGATAGTGAAAAGGCACAAAAACTAGGTAAGATAGTTGACAAGAAACTTAAAGTAAATCAAAAAACAGGCTTTTTAAATCCGTCCTCAATTATTGATTTAAACAGCTTACGAGATGAGTTTAACGACGAACGTTTTTCAGAAGGTTTAGATATCATCATAGCAGCACAAATACGCACAGTAAATAGTATGTATGTAAGTGGTTGGAAATACATTAAAGAAGATGGTGTACCTAAAAAACTAGATTTCCGATTTACAATATAGCATTTTCGAAGAGGGATTTCCCGAGTTGGCACACACCGAGGTTCGAGTCCTCGGCGGGAACTAAATCAAAGAATTATGAAAAATAAAACCAAAGACTCAAAAAAAGTAGTAGAGAAATTTAAAGGAGAGAACTTGTCTTTTAATACTCCTGAGCAAAGAAAAGAAGCAAACGAAGCACTTGCAGTAGCTAAAGCAAAAGAGAAAGACGAAATAGCTCAAGGAAAAAAATCAATACGATTAAACCCAAGAACCATAGTATTACGATGACAGCAACCTTAGAACCACAACAGTTAAAAAAGATACAAGCAAACTTAACAAAGCAGTATCCTGATCGTGAAGAGCGTTTGTGTTTTGTTTCTCAGTTCCTAGATCGTGATATAACAAGCACTAAGGAGCTAACAATAACCGAAGCAAACGAGTTGTTGAACCATTTATATAACAACAACTACACTCGTGATAATTGGGGATTGTTTGATAGGAAAAATGAAAAGCACCGAAGCGAACGCAAACTATTATGGAGCTTATTGTATCAAGCACAATGGACAGTACCAAACCAACCGCATGGAGAAGTACCCGACACCCAACGCTTGAGTAACTTTTTAAAGTCGCCAAAAAGCCCAGTTAATAAACCACTAAAACAATTTGAAAAGGAAGACTGGGAAAAGATACTAGTAGTATTTACCAACATAGTTAAAGGAACATTTAAGTAAAGAAATATGAGTTACAAATTTATACCCTTATCGCCAACAGAATTTACCGTTAAAGACCATCACATTTATAAAGATGGTAACGGACAATGGGTAAGCAATCCACCAGTAGAAGATACAAGATTGCAAAAAGCAGTTAATAACTATATAAGTGCAATAGACAATGGATAATTTAATGATTGATATTGAAACTTTAGGAACAAAGCCTAGTTGTGTTATACTAAGTATATCGGCAGTTTCATTTGATTTAAAAACAGGAAGAATAGGCGATGTTTTTCATCAGAATATAAGTGTTGAAGATTCAGTTAAACAAGGTTTAAAAATAGATGAAAAAACTTTTTTTTGGTGGTTAAATCAAAGTAAAGAAGCACAACAAAAAATTATTGATTTAAGCGATCAGCATAAACTTAAAAACACACTGATTAGGTTTTATCAGTTTGTTTACAATTACACATCTAACGATGTAAAAGTTTGGGGAAATTCAGCAAGGTTTGATTTAGGAATTTTAGAGGCTGCATTTGATTTGTTTGATTTTGAGTTGCCATGGGAACACTACAACGAAAGAGATGTAAGAACATTAGTTGCTTTTGCTCCTGAAATAAAGGAAGAACAAGAATTTGATGGAGTGCCTCACTATGGTATTGATGATTGTAAACATCAAATAAAGTACTGTAGCAAGATATTTAATAAACTAAATATTGCCGAAAACCCGAATACTTAACAATTCGTTTTTACACCCGAACATGACCCGACACTACACCGTAGAAATAAAAGAAACAACCGCTAAGCTTAAACTTACCTATCGCAATGGTAAGTTTAAACGCTTAGAGCATTTATCAGGACAAATAAATAACCAAACTATTAAAGAGATTGGTCGCATTATACCGCCAAAAGAAACCGATTTAGAAGCTTTTAAGCAAAGCTTTGAAGGTAAAATAACATATACCGCAGAAGTAAAAGAAAAGTCTTTATATACTCATTTTTTAGAAACGTGGTATCAGTTTTACGAAAGAACTACAGGAGTAGCACCAAAGTTTACTGGAGCAGATGGTAAAGCACTTAAACAAATCATTGCTTACCTAAAGCAAATTAACGGAGGTAATGAGCCAATAGCACTTCAAAATTGGCAACTGATCCTTTCTAAATGGGAAACCTTAAAAGAGTTTCATCAAGATAATACCGATTTAAAATACATCAATTCAAGATTAAATGTCATCATCAGAGAAATTATCAAAAACAACGGTTCCGACACTAGTGGAGCTAACAGCAACGTCTCAATATAACAACAGGCTCGTTGTTAAGCACTACAATAACTTAACAATGCGTCATGCTTTCCTATCAGCAAGTCCAAGCTTGGGCTTGCTGTCAAAGAAAGACGAAGTAAAGACAATTACTTGCATCACCAATTTATTTAAAGCGGTGTCTATGTATTTTGATAATGTGCTTACCCAATCTAAAGCCGAAGTGATTGCTGTTGAATTACTATCAAAATACGAGTACAGAAGTTTAAAACTTGAAGACTTAGTTGTGATATGTAAAGAATTAAAAGAAGGTGAAGTGTTTAAGATTACACCTGCACGCATTTTACGTCAAGTAAAAAAATACTCTGACGAACGAGAAAAGTTGGCAATAGCAATTAACAGAGAACTTTCAGAGAGTTCAAAAGCAAACATTAATTATCAGTTACAAGAACGATTAGATGAGCATTATAAAACTACTTCTAATGTAGATAAACTAGCGAGTAACAGAAGCAAGATTATAACTAGGTTTAAATAGTCTTTAAAGGCTTTTTAAACCGATACTATAAAACTATTTCAAATAACTAAAAACAAGAACTATGTTAAAAGGATATATTAAAGAATGTATATGTTTTCAAACAAAGGACAACGTATTAATTGTATTAGGAGTAACACAATGGATTGCCATCTTATTATTTGGGTATTCATTTTTTTTATAACAGTAAATGCAAGGAATAAGACCAGATAGAAGCAATTTAGATTATGGACATCAACCAAATCCTTTTTGGGTGATTTTAATCTTAGTGATAATAACATTAATTATAATAACGATACTTTAGAAATTATGAGTAAAAAACAGAAAGCATATAATAAAGGTTTCCGTGATGGAATGATCGGTTTACCATTTGCAATAATTGGAGGTTTGATCGCTTCTAAACTGATTGTAAAATTTTTCACATGGTTATTTTAATAAAATAGTAGTTATGGCAAACCAAAAAGAAGAAGAAATGGCTCAAAGATGGATTGATGAAATGGTTGAATTTGGGTTAACCAAATCTCAAATGGTAATAGTAATTCATAAAGCAAGAGCAAAATATTTAGAATTATTAAAGAATCAAAAACAGTAGTTAAAATGGCTGATTATATACGTAAAACACAAGAAGAATTAGAAAAACAAGGACATTGGTTTCCTCGTGACATAAAAGGTTTAAGTATAAAATTTAAAAAAAAGATGAAAACCACCGAAACAACACAAGTATTAGGATTGATAGAAGAACTAAAAATGGGAATTACTTCCGATGAAATTGAGAGTATTGAGGAAGAAAAGGAAAATATCATTTGGAGTAAAGTTGACGATACTGTAAAAGATTTATGGTATGAAACTTTAGGGGATGCAAAACGAGGAGTTTATAATTAATCTGTAGATAATGGCAACACTTTTTTTAACATTAAACAAGCCCGCTTTTGATGTAATGGTTACAGGCGAAAAATCAACTGAGTACAGAAAAGCAAGCAAATGGATAGAAAGTAGACTTTACGATAAGGATGGTAAAAAGAAACATTACGATGCTGTTCATTGTGTGAATGGTTACGGACACGACAAACCTTTTTTTATTGCTACCTATAGAGGATTTGACAAAGAAATAAAAGGGTTTAACCATGACAAGCCGTATTCAAATGGTTTAGTAGTTGGAGAAATTGCTCCAGGAGATTATAAAATCTATTTGGGGCATATAGTAAGAAAAGGAAACTTAAAACAGTAGAAAATGGAATACAACAAACAATATTTACACAACGCTTATAATGCTACTGCATCAGGAGATGAAAATGACGAGTTAGAAACTTATGAAAATTGATTGGAGCGTCAATTAATTAGTCGATTAGAAAAGATAGATGGTTTAGAAAAAAATAACCGAAGATCAATTAATATGAAAACAATTAGAGTAATAATAACCGAAGATCCACCTGTAGGAACTTGGTGCTTTGGAAAAAAAGGGAGTGATTTTGAGGTAGTAGAAAAACAAGATTACTATGTACTAGCAATCGACGAAAAAAAAGATTTAAAAAGAAAACGATGTATAGTTAAATCCCATGCATCAAAAATCCTTTAGTTAATGATGTCTATATGGGGTACAATTTAGAATCATATTAGTATTGTCATAATATATTATCTTCGCTTCAAACGAAATTGTTGAAAAATGCCAGATGTAAATTCCCCAGAAGGTTTAGATTATGATTATGCTGAAAAGTTACATAAAGAATTATTATTTGATGTTTATAAGCCAAAAAAAATACAAGGGAGAAATTTTGAGAAAATTTTAGTTTCTGAAGATAAAACAGCTATCAAGTTAATAGATAAGTATCAATATGATTTAGTAGGATTAGTATTAGGAGATTACATAACATACTACGATAATGAATATTTTCAAATTAAATGGACTTATTCAAGTCAACCTAAACAAGGATATGTTACTTACTTGTTTAAACTTCTAATTAATGAATTTGATAATGTAATTTTATCAGATGGAGATCATACATCACCTGGTTCAAAGGAATTTTGGAAGTCATTAATAAAAAATAATGATTTCAATGTGTTTAGATATAACATCAATACAAATCACAAAAGAAAAGCCAATAACTTTGAAGAAGATAAAATTTGGTTTGACAAACGAAATATTGATGTTACATATCCTGAAATGTCAGCAAAATATACAGAAAATGAAGGAGAGCTTAATGAAAATGATATTTATGATAATTTATTAGAAAACTTTGAAGTAGAAGAAATATCAAGTACTCCTGTAACTTCTAAACATCATATTAGGTTAATTGCAGAAAGTATATAAATAATTACTCTCTGTCCATAAAATCTTTGAAACCTTCACTAAGCATATGAATTACAAATAAAAGCAATAGTGCAACGAGTATGTATTTAATTACAATCATTTAAGTTAATTATAATACCGTATTTGTTTTTCACCCAAGATAATGAAGTTTTTACAATTGTTTCTTTATAACGTTTAATAATTTGATTAACAGTATCAATCTGAGCTTTCGAGTTCAGATTGTTTGTTTTCATCCATTTAGATAAAACACTTCTTCCAAACTCTTGGTTAATTTCAAACTTAAAACTATCCTCAATAATACCTTTATTAACCTTACCAAAAGGGTTGTTTTCTACCGAGTTTTTAAACTTCTCAAAAACTTTTCTACCTTCCTTTTTACAAAGCTCTTCTAAGAGTGTTACATTCATTCTTTTGTTATGGTTTTCCGTAAGACTTTGCCAATAATACAGTTTAAATTTGAAAAACAGTATATTTGAGCATATTAATAAGTTTAATTGTTAAAATGAAAAGGATGTTATTCATAAACTACATTTTAGAGCATAAATGGGCAATAGTTACTTGTATTGGAGCAATTATTGTTGCTGTAGGAGCTTTAAAGTCAGCAATGGATCAAACAGAGTCTGACAAATTAGCTAAAGCTCTTCAAAAAGAACTAGCAGAGAAGACTACAAAGATTAGTGAATTACAAGAGTTGACAATTGAATTACAAAAAAAGAACATAGAGGAATTAAATCATCAAAGAAGTCTAATAACAGGAGGTAAGACCGTACCGATTTTTCAATTTTTATCATATTCTAGACAGCCTCATGTTTTTGTGCCTCACGTAAATTCTGCAGGAAAATATCCATTATATAACCTTAATATTAAAGTCAAGTATATTTCAGGAATGAATAAAGGGAAAGAATTAGATATTTCTTTTGAAGAGTTAAGACAAGGTACAATGAAAACTTTTCCAAAAGAGTTGGTATTCGATTTAAAAAAGGATCCGGATTTAAAATTAGAAGTTCATTTGCATGCTAGAAATGGAAGTTGGAAGGAAGTAATTAATTTTAGAAAAACGCCTGATGGTAAATATCAAAGAGAACTCATACTAACTTCAATGTACGGAGATCAAACACCAATTGTTCATCTTAGTTTTGAGAAAGAAAACCAACTGATAGGGAGCTTATATGAAGGTATTAAGTCTTTGGAGCAATTTAATTAAAATAAATTATGAAAAGAATAACACTTTTACTATTATTAATTTCAACTGTTTGTTTTGGGCAGCAGTTTGAATTAACACCAGATGGTTTTAAGAACGATGAAAAGGATTACATAGTTGTTGAAGTACCTAATAAAACTGCTTTAAACCTTTTTAACGAAACAAAACTTTTTATTACCGAGAACTATAAGTCTGCCAAGGAGGCAATGAGTGTAGTAGAAGGTGAAATGATTACAATTTCAGGAAGAGAGTTAAACAAGATTAGACGAAACTCTTTCCATGTTTTTGATATTGATTATAGTTTAACAATTAAGTTTAAAGACGGCAAAGTTCGGTTTGATGCACCAAGTTTTAAGCTTACTACTTTTACCCATAAATATCAAACACTTCATTTAAACTGGAATAAAGGTAGTTCAACAGGAGAGAATTTAGGGATATATAAAAAAGGAAAGCTAAAGTCAAAAAAAGCAAAAGCAGATTTAGAATTGTTTTTTAATACATTAATAAGTGCAATTTCTAAAAGATATACTCAAAAAGCTGAAGATTGGTAAGTAAACCTAATAAAAACAATAAAAATGAAACCACGCCTTGTAAAATTGCGTGGTTTTGTTATTTTTGTATAGATGAGTAAAGGGAGAAGTCAACAATGCATACAGCATCGAAATTTAAAATTGGCAGCACGTTTTTATTTCTACTCTAGTTTAATTGGTTTAAAGTTTTCATTATGCTTAGATCATTTACATGAAGAGTTTGATATAAAAGAGGCTACCATTACCGATGTGTTGGCAGATAACTCCTCTATCATTAATAACCTAGAGCGTAAAAACATATCTATTGCTCAATTAAAAAAAACCTTTCCTTACCTTAACTGGCAGTATAATCATGCCAAGAGGTCTCATAATACTGACCAATTACTTTTAGTCCTTTCCTAATATTTTCAGGTCGTTCACTAGTTCTACTAAACGGATAAAAATTATCGTTATTAAAACCTTGTAATTCCTTGTAGCATTTGTTTGCTGTTCTAAAATATTCAAGTGCATTACTTCTTGTTGGTAAGTCAGTTTCACTATTCGTTTCTCCATAAGCTTTAAAAGCTAGTGTGAGTTTAAACCTACCTGATACTTGTTGCGTATGGTTTTGTACATCTTCAGTTTTGTCTGCGCTAATTTCAATTAAAGCACAAGGATAAAGTACAGGAGGTTGATCTTCTTGTAATTGTCCTACGTCTAAATCTATCCACTTTAGTTCAGGTACATTGCTTAAAAGTTGTATAAGTTGCTCGTATAATAATTCCATAGTTGTTATTTAAAAATAGTTCTTAATTCGTGTACTGTAGCTCTTTTTAATCGTGCTTTTAAATAGGGTGATTGCTTTTGTCCGCCAATAAACATACGCTTAGGAATGTTTTGGTTAATGGTTCTAGTAAAGCCTTTTACCTTTTGAGTTTTACCTGATCTTGTTTTTCTTGTAAAAGGTTGTACATTTTGGGTTACCTTACCTCTAAAACCAAAGTTGTGTACTCTCATATACGGAGCTTCAGCACCACCTGCTGCAATAAAAACCTTGTCTTTAAGCACTCTGCTCACTCGTATACTTCGTTTACCTCTTCCTGTTTTAACAAGTAAAGCTCTTCCTACTTCGTCATTCATACCCCATTTTGTTGGGTTTTTCCGTTTTTTCCATACCTCTTGGCTATATCCGCTCCAAGCTTCTTGATCAAAACTTTGTAAAGAGAAGTTAACAGCTTCCTCTCCAAGTATAGCAGGAAGCTCTCTAAGGGTTTGCGCTAACCGCTGTTGTACTTTTTTATTAAATAGTTCTGCTATACTTTTTGCCATTTTAAAAGCTGTTTAAATGTGCTTTAAATTTTGTATATTTGTAATGTGATAAGTTTCGCGGGTAATTCCAAGAATACAAACTCACATATAAAAACAGCAGCTTTAACGTTGCTGTTTTTTTATCTTCTAAACTCTCTAAAGTCCGTCATGTCTTTAGAAATTAAAATCACTCTTTTAATCTTCGGATAATTTGTTGGGTTCTTTAGTTTTTTACTAATCTCATTTAGCATTACATCAATACTGTTATTGTTGTTTTCTAAGTCTAAAATCAGTACTTCACAGTTTTGTTTGTTGTGTGCTTTACGTAGCAAGTTTTTTAAGTTTAAACCTACTGGAGACTTTCTGTCTGCAATTAAACCATCAAATACATACTCAGGGTTCGGCTCGTTTAAATACTTACCGTCAGTATGTGGTCTTAGTTTTATGTTAGCATTAAACTTATTAGCTATGTGTTTAGCAACAACTAGGTTTCTTGGTTCTGTAGCATCATGCCATAAACTAACCTCTACAAGAGAATTATCTGTTTTTTGATACAATGGATATTTTAACTTGTATAACTCTAATTGTTTACGAAACTCAGGACTCGCATCTTTAAAAGCTTCTTTTAGGTTGTTAGCATATAATGTTCCTGCGGTTAACAACACATCGTTAGGCGTGTTTTCAATATATGAATTGTCTTCACTAAAGACTTTGCCCGTAATAGCAGGATTGTTTTTAAATGCTTCAGGAATATCAGGACGAATCCAGTCTTTGGTTGGTACACCTCTACGAAGCTTTTTAATTGTGGTGCGACAATTAAAATGATTAGGCGGAAAATATACCAACAACATAGGATCATCAACCGAAACAATTACATTGTGTAAAGGCGAACATATTTCACTTGTATGATTGTCTTTAACAACGATAAACTGTACATACGGAAATATATGTTTGTCTCGTTGAATTTCATCCCATAAACGAGCCATTTGCGCACTGGCAACAATTGTATTGTATTCAGTTTTTAAATAACGTGTTGAATCTCCTACAACTTTCTGTGCTTCTCTTTTAAATTCGTTCCAGTTACGTAAGCTACCATCTTCATGTAGTAAAGAGTTATTTAAACGAGTAAGATCGTTGTAGTTTTTAGCTGCTGAAAAACGCCAAACATTTTGCTTTAGCTTTTCTCGTAATACATAATCAGGAGAATCAAAATCAACTGCATCAAATACCTCGTCAATAGCATTACTAAACGCTTTACCTTGCTTTTCTACAATAACATCTACTAGTTTGTTTTCAGGTAGCTTTTTGTTTTTGTAAACGTCTTTAAGAGTATTTAACCAATCATTAGCTAACTCATCCGCCCAATCAGGAGGAGTGTCGTTTAAGTTAACACTACAACAGTTTTTATACTCTTGTTCTAAAGCTGACCAATTCAGCTCCTCGTATAGCGTAAGTTCTATCGAGGAGCGTTTGCGAAAAAATCTAAGAACTTATCATAAAAAGCTAACTTTTTAGTGGTTACTCTTTTTTGTGTTTCCTCTTCTTCATCCTCCTGGTCTTTTTTCTTTTTTTTAGAATTAACTGGAGGTTCTTCTTCAGTAGTCTTTCCTTTACCTTTTGGTAGGTTGAAGTTCTCAAAGAAGTAATCTTCATGCACACCGCTTTCTGTAACTTTATCAACTTTTAAAGCAATATCTAATTGTTTTTCTTTGGTAAGTTTTTCGCCTTTTTCAGCAAATACAAACTTACCGCCTGAAACAGGATAGCCTCGTTTTTCTAACCTAGGTAACAACTCAGTATTTAAAATACGTTGAATGTAGCGTCTGTCTGCTTGGTTTAAATCGTCTTCGGTTTCTCCATGAACTTTTGCTTGGGCTAAACTACTACCGTCTTTAGTAGTCATTGTTTGACCGTTAACACCAATAATAATTTGTTCATCGCACCATTTTAAAAAACGTTCATGTATATCAACATTTCCAGCAGCACCTTGTCCTATAACTTTTATGTCAGAGTTTTTACTCATTGTCATAGAGCCACCAGAACCACGATTTTTAAATGCAGTTTCCATTTCCTCACGTCCGTTTTCATCGTCAGGATCATACAAACCTACCATTTGAGAAATACCAAAGATTTCACAGAATTGAGCAAAGTCAGAACCGCCATTACGTTTAAAAATTACAAAAGGAGCAGTTTTGTTAAACAAACCAAGATCGTTGTCTTTACCAAGGTTTATGATCCAGTCATCATTTTCATAACTCCAACCAGTTTCAGTATCAAAGCGATTTTTAAGAATTACTTTTCTGTGTGTATCTAAATGTTGCCTTGGTATTATAAAAGGTTTAAACTTGCCATCAACCCAGTTTAACTCAATTACAGTTTTACCAAAAAACTTAGTAAACATAAACTGAGTTATTAACTCTTCAAATTCAGGAGTATCAATAAACTCCATCATTGGTTCAACTTCCTTTTTATCTTTCTGAAATAGAATTTCGGAGTTAGTAATAGCACGTATTCGTTTACCAACAGCATCAGTCAGAATTAAATCACTCAATAACTCTTCAATTAAATCGTAATAGGTAGCTCTACGACCACGATAGGCTGCATTCATAGTGCTACGCCACTTTTCAACCGCTACGCTACTTGCTTTAGGCGGTTGTACTACTAATACCTGACTTAGATTTATTGCTTTGGTTTGCGTTGTTGTTTTTTTCTTTTTAGTCATAATTAATAGTGATTTTGACGTTTAGGGTTTGAATGGTATGTGAATGAGGTTGTTTTTACCTCTTCTTCTTCAGTTACCTGAATTTTGTCTAAAGTGGTTTTCATACCACCATAAACAGCCTCTAACCAATCAACAGCTTGTTGGTACCTGAATTTCTTATCATCGTAATCAATACTAGGGTTACCTAATCCTATAAGTTCCCAAATAGCAATGTCTTTAACTATTTTAAGTAGTAAAGGGTTACGATCTGTTCCTGTTTTAGAAAATATAAGGTCGGTATCGTATTGTTTTAATAATTTACTTGTAGCAAATTCAATAGCGATATCAATACATGCTAAAGCAATAGTTTCGTCACCTTCAATAATTGCTGTTATTTCGCTTTGTTTAGCGTGTGTTTTTAATTCTTCTTTGGTTAAGTATGCCATAGTTAATATCGTTTTGAGTTGGTTGGTTTAGCGTAGGTTTGTGGTGGTGCTGTATTTTGTTTGTTTTTGTGATTTACACAAAACACACCTCCTTCTACTGCATCTGGACCATCATCGTTAATTCTACTTTTTGCTGACAAGCCTAAGAATTGAAATTCCATTGTTTTCATGTCGTCAGTACCTTCTAGTTTTTCGTTAAAAATGAGTTTGCCTTTGATGTTTAAAGGCTCTAGGTTACTTTCTATACGGTAAAATTTATCGGGCTTTGTACGCTCGTCTGCCTTTAGTTTCAAGGTTTGGTTATGCCTTTTGTTAGCTGCTTTAATTTCTCGTTTAATGGTATCATCAATCCATGGCCACTCTATGAGTAAATAGACTGCTGTTTTATCATTTACAAAATCTAAGAGTTCAAACTGCCAATCAATCATGGCACGTGTAGTAGTTTGCCTACAACGTACCCATAGTACATGGTATTCGTCTTTGTACTTACCAATTAGAGCTGTAGCTTTATAGTCAGCATTTTTCTTATAAGAAGGGTCTGTATAGCCTATTAAGAACTTGTAACGCTGCAATGGTTGCATTTTGCCGTAGTGTAGCTTTTTAAAAACTTTACCTAATACTACAGGATTGTTGAAGTACTCTTTTTGCGCACTAGCAGATGATATTTTTGAGAGCACTCTATCAATATGTGCCTCTGTATTTTTCTCTGGCCATGTACTTTTACCATTTTTATCGCGAATGTTTATTATAGTCGCTCTATCAGCTTTTTCTATAGCTTTTTTAGTGCAACAATAGTCTGCTATAATGTTTCCTAACCAAAGAACAAGAAAATCTTCAGAAATAGAACGCATACCATACACAGCTTGCTCAAAAAAATCCCATTTTTTATCAACAATATCAGGGTTTCTACAATCTTCATCGGTGTCATAGTCATCTACTAAAACAGAGTCAGGTCTAATCTCTTCGTCTTTAGAACCACGAGGAGCATTTCCAGCACCTACTGCATAAAACACAGTTCCCATTTTTGTGGCTATTACATCCTCTCTCCATGGTGTATTTTCATTTTGATTACCATAATCATTACGTAAACGTGGGTTTTTTTCAAAAGCAAGTTTGTATGGACGTAGTAATCGTGCTGCAATTTTTTCTGTAGCCCCTAGTAGAAATGTAAGTTTCTTTTTACCTGTACAATGTAAAAATAGAAGCTCCATCATAGCTAAAGAAGTTTTAGCTAATTCACGAGACCAAGCTCTAACTTCATACCATTCTGAATTATTAATTACACATTTAGAGCTTTGTTTGTGAAATTTAGGTGTTTCTGAAGTACAATACTTTTCAAAATAGTATCTTTTCCATCTTTCAAAATCAGCTTCTAAATATTTTATACGAGCTTCTTTATCCTCTTCACTTTCAGTTACGTCAACAATCTCTGTGTTTTGGAGGTTTTTATAGTATTCACTCCAAAAGTCAGCAGCCTGCTTTACTTCACGTGTTTGTTTTTTTATGAACGTCATTAACTACGAAGTTTGTGTTTAATAAAGGCATCAATTATGTGAGAAGTTTCCTGAGCTTTCTCAAGACTATCTTTTCTAACAAAGTTTAACAGTTGTGTCATGGCTGAAATGATATCAGGTAGCTGCGCATCTGTTTCTAAAGCTTCAATATCTTTTATTAAAGAGCGTCTTATTTGTGCCTGTTTAAAGTCGGCAAAACGTTCGCCTTCAGGTTTAGCTTTAATAGCGTTTTTAATTTCTACTAGCTCCTCTAAATAATCAGCCATTAACTCTTCACGAGTTACTAAGAAGTTTCTTTTAAGCTTTTTCCATTTTTCTTGCTCTATCCAGTTGCCAATCGTCTTTTCAGTAACTCCAACTCTTTGAGCTAAATCCTTTTGATTGGTAATACCTTCATGCAAGTAGTACAGCTTTGCACGAGCTTTTAAATCTTGTATCTCTTCTTTTGTTTTACGCGCCATTTCTATGTGTTTACAAAACAAAAGTCGCCAAAGAAAACACCTTATAAAATTTGTGTTTTTATGATACCCTTTAGGTTGGGGTATGATACTGTAAATATCTCGGTATCATAGTTTTTGCATTTTTTAAACGTAGATTCTTGTTGCACTTTTGCCTTGTTAATCGAAACAAAATGAGCAAGGAAATACCATTTATACTTAACGATCCAACAACAAAAAACTCACATGGTTTTTATGTGGATACATCAGGAATAGATTTAGATCGATTCTTAAAAAATCCAATTTGTTTAAAAGATCACTCTAATAAGACTAAAGATGTTTTAGGTACGTGGATAAACCTACGTGTTGAAAACGGAATTTTAAAAGGAACTCCAAAATTTGACACGAAAGACCCTGAAGGTCTAGAGGTTGTTAGGAAGGTTGAAAACAAAACAATAAAAGGGAGTTCTTTAGGCTTAGGTATTGGAGTAAATAAACCGGCTTTTAAAGAAATTGACGGCAAGCTTACTCTTGTAGCCAGTGAATTAAAAGAGATTTCAATAGTACCTGTACCATCAAGTGGTAATGCGATTGCTTTGTATGATGAAGAGGGAACATTATTATCTGACGAAGCCATTCAAGAATTATGCTTATCGGCTCAAAAATCACAAAAACCATTTAGAACTGAAAATATGAAAGAAGTAACGAAACACTTACAATTATCTGACGATGCTTCAGGAGAGGCAATTGTTGGCGCAATAAAAGACATTGAAGTTAAATTGTCTGATGCACTTAAAGAAAGAGATAGCTACAAAACTAAGTTTGAAGCCTTGGAAAGCGAAAAAACAACCAAGTTACAAGCTGATTTTGATGCAGAGTTAGCTTTAGCAAAAACAGATGGTCGTTTAGACGCTAAAGGAGAAGCGGCTTTGTTAGAATTAGCAGACAATAAGCTTGAAAACGCGTTGACTTTCTTATTGGCATTACCAAAGCGAAAGTCTATTGCAGACAAGTTAGAAGATGAAGAAGCTACGTTAGCTGCTTTTGATAAGATGACTTGGGAAGAGTTAGATAAAAATGAAAAGTTAGCTGATTTAAAACTAAATCATTCTGAATACTACAAAGAGCGTTTTAAACGTGAATTTGGAAAAGAGCCTTCATAAAGGTAGTAAGTAACTAATTAATCAAAAAACGAATAAACAATGGGTTTAGAAGTAGAAATTTGGCAAAAAGCCATTCATGAAAAATTAAGAGATGACAACTCTTTTTTAAATCACGTAGCTAATGTTTCAGACAGTAATATTTTAGCTGGTAAAATTGTACATATTCCTCAAGCAGGTGCACCAAGTACTGTAGTGAAAAACCGTCAAACTTTACCTGCTCAAGTAAAGCAGCGTACAGATGGACAAGTGCTTTATCAAATTGATGAGTACACTACTGATCCTGTACATATTAAGCATGCAGAAACAGTTGAATTGTCTTATGACAAAAGGCGATCTGTTTTAGATCAAGATATTGCAAACCTTTCAGATGAAGTAGCTGAAGGTATGTTAACAAACTTTGTAGTGTCTCCTGTAGGTGATAATGCAGCTTTGCCTACTAACAATATTCTTTTAACTGATAGTGCTGAGACAAGTGCTCCAATCTTAGATGGAGCTACTGGGGTTAGAAAGAACTACCGATTAAACGATTTACAGCGTATGCGTAACTTCATGATTTATGCTAAAGCATGGAGTGAAGGAAATATGTACGCTTTATTAACTCCTGAAGCAGCTGTGCAAATGTTTCCTGCTGAAAGTGCTATAACAGCAGCTTATATGGCAGCAACTAGTGAAGCTGAACGTAGAGCAGGAATTATGTACAAAGTACAAGGTTGGAATATTATGGTGCGTTCAAATGTGTATCATTTAGGTGCAGATAAAAGCTTTAAGGCTTTTGGTTCTGTAGCAGCAGTAGATGATACCGAAGGGTGCTTATTCTGGAATAAAAACATGCTTGAAAAAGCTATTGGTATGACAGAAGCTTTCGGTAATGAAGGCGATCCAACTTGGTATGGTGATGTGTATTCATTCTTGGTAAGAATGGGTGGACGTGCTAGACGTAAAGGTTACGAAGGAGTTGGTGTGTTAATGCAGGCTAACGGATAATAAGCCTAACCTCTCATGTTAGATAATGTCCTCTTAATTTTTGGAAGTGCGGCAGTCACTGCTTTTTTGCAGTGGCTACTGTATATCCGAAAGCACAAAGCAGAAGCTAATTCTGTAGAAAAAACGAACGACGCCACCGAGATAGAGAACCTTGTTAACATGGCTAAAGAGTGGCGAGAGACAGCACAAAGTTGGAAGAGTTTGGCTGATGAAACTCAAAAGGAGTTAATACTGTGTAAAAAATCTGAGCAAAGTACTGTCGAAAAGTTAGAAGCTTTAGAACGTAAAGTAAAGCTTTTAAACTCGAAACTAACAAGAGCTTACAAACGAATTGAAGAATTAGAAGATCACGATGGTAACAAGTAAACAATGCATTCAAAAATATGGAGAGCCTAATGTACAAATGGAGTATAAACACATGGTGCTATGGGACGTTCCAGATTGGATAAACAAAGAACTTCCAGTAGTTCCAAACAAGATTTACTGCAATAAAGATTTGGTTAAGCCTTTACAACAAGCTTTTGAAAACATCATAAACAGAGGTTTACAAAAGGAGTTAAAAACGTGGGATGGTTGCTTTAATATTCGCCATAAGCGAGGTTTAAGAAGTTGGTCGTTGCACAGTTGGGCAATAGCCATAGATATTAACGCAGCTTGGAATGGCTTAGGCAAACAACCTTTAATGAGTTTAGCATTGGTAAAATGTTTTACAGATGCAGGCTTTGATTGGGGTGGAACATGGGCTAGAAAAGACGGAATGCATTTTCAATTAAAACAACTATGAAGTATATAGGATATTTACTATTAACTGTTTTGTTATTTTCTTGTAGAGGTACTAAAAACACTGTAAAAGTTAAAAGTGAAGACAAGAGTACAATACAGCTTACCGCTAAAAAAGAACAGCTTATTGAAGTTGTTAACGATACACTAACAGGTATTGTACCAATACCAAAATTGAGTAACAAACCTATACAATTGGTTTTTGGAAGTTCAGGCACAAAATTGAATTTGCACTTAACAGATACCAGTGCTGCCTATCAAGTAACTACTAAAGTAAACAAGCGTACTTATACCAAAGAACAAACCGATACTGATATACAAAAAGATGAAAAGTTAGCAGTTGAAGTTGTAGAACAAAAAACGCCTTGGCGTCCTCCTTGGTGGTTAGGAGGAGTAATTGTGTTATTACTCATAGCAATTAGGTATCTCATTAAAAAGTATAAAAAAATAACAACAATCGTATGAGCAAACAAGCCCTACAAACCAAAGCAAACGAGTTATTTGCAATTCACAAATTAGAGGTGTTGCATTTAACAGCAGATGGTCAAGGTTTTTCAGAAGAAAACAAGCACCATGCACAATCACATGCGCAAACGTTGAAAGACAAGAAAGTGTACACTTTCGAGCGCAATTTTGAACCTGAATCTACTGAGACTAAAACAGCGTCAACCGATACCAATCGTGAGGCATTAGTTGAGGAGTACACGAAATTGTTTGATAAAAAGCCAGCGCACAACATGAAAGCTGACACTTTGCAAGCAAAAATCGATGCAAAAAAAGCGGAATTAGCAGCGTTACCAGTGCAAACTGAAACAGTAACAGCTACAAAAGTAGAAGCTACAGAAACCGATAACGAGGATACTACTACTGACACTTCAAGCGAAGAAGAAGAGTAATTAAATAACCTTTAAAAACCCATTTAAACATGGCAGAAATTAAAACATACGGATTGCAAATGGTAAAAGTTGGTGATCCAACTGTAGATGGAACTTTTCCATTAGATGCAGATATGAGCGAACTTTGCAAAACTTACAAAAATTCTTGTGAGTTTGTTGAGGAAGATCCAACCATTACCGATGAATATTCCGACCAACAAGACGATCCTATTCATACCTTTTTTGAAAAAGGAAGTAAGACGATTAAGTTTTCAACCTATGATTATTCACCAACAACCTTATTAGCATTAAAAGGAGGTACAGTTTTAAATGACGAATGGTCAGAGCCAGTAAGTCAAACTGAAATTGTAAAAGCTATCCAATTAGTGTTGAATAGTGGTAATTCATTTAAGTTTCCAAAGGCACGTATTACAGCTAAGTTCAATGCTAAACTAGTTAAAAACGGTTTATCATTATTAGACGTAACGATTAAACCTTTATCTCCAGCAAGTGACAAACCAGCTGTAATCTTTGGATAATGGATAATAAAACAGAAAAGCGAGCAGCTGATATATTATTAAAAAGAGGTGTTAAGGTGACTATTAAGGCACCTCTTTTTTTACGTTGGTTTGGCAAAAAAACAATAGCATTGGTAGTTCAAGCACCTACCTTATATACGCTTATTCGTATTGCTGAAGAAAGTTTGAGTATTGATATTGAACTTGAAAAGGATATACAGTTAAATAACGCTATAAGTGTAGTAAATGAACATGGAACTACACTTAGTAAAATTGTGGCTTTAGCTGTGTTAAATAGTCCTAGAAAACAATGGCGTGTTGGTTTGTTGTCGAGGTATTTATTGAGAAACATTGAAGTTAAAGAATTGTTTTACCTGTACCAGTTAATTCTGTTGTATGGCGGGTATGAGGATTTTATCAATACTATCAGATTTACACAAACAACGAGGATAACGAAGCCGATGAATCTGAGTCAAGAGGAAAAGAGGAGTTAACAAGCGAAAGCTTTCATAGCCTTTTTGGTTTTATAGGTTACATCGCAGAGAAAACTGGCGGATGGACTAAAGACGAAATATTAAACAGCACATTTTTAGAGCTGAATTTACTACTGGCAGACGCACCAAAACTAATTAAGAAAAAGCGTAAAAACGAGTTTAAAAACGATGATGAACTTAAAGCCTTTTTTGGCGTTCAATAATAAACCATGGCAGACTTTGATCCAATAGAAATAGAAATAGCTTTAAATTCTCCTGAAGCTTTGCAAGAAGCAGCAAAGATTGAAGAAGCTTTAAAAGGTTTAGATGCAAATGTAAGTAATACAGAATCTCGTTTTAAAGCTTATGTAGCAGAGAAGTTACGAGCTAATGGTGTATCGGTTGAAAGTATAAAGCTTACAGAGCGTGAAGTAACTGCTTTAAAAACTTATATAAACTCCTTACGTGGTGTTAAGGAAATGATGGATCAAACCACCGACCCAACGCAGTTAGGTGTGTACAACCATAAATTAGGAGAGTTACAAAAAAAGATTGATGCGTTACTTACTAAAGGTGCTGCACAAGGACTTGAGAAAACCACTACGACTGTTGAGAATCAAGGTAAAAGAGTCCGACAAACCAAACGTCAATGGGATGGATTGGGTAACTCTATTACACAAATTACAAGAGAGTTGCCCGCTTTTCAAAATTCCGCTCAAACTGGGTTTATGGCAATTTCAAATAATATCCCAATTTTAGCAGATGAAATTGTACGCTTAAAACAACGTAACCAAGAGTTAATTGCTTCAGGACAAAAAGGTGTGCCAGTATGGAAACAAATTGCTACGAGTTTTTTGAGTTGGAATACTTTGTTGTCTGTTGGTGTAACGTTACTAACTATTTATGGTAAGGATATTGTTAGTTGGATAAATAAGTTAGTTAAAGGCGAAAAAGCAGTTAAGAAGTTAACTGAAGCAGAAAAGAAATTACAAGAGCAAAAGAAGAAGTTAGTAAAACAAATTACTAAAGAGTATGCCGAGTTAAACGTTTTAGTAGCAAGAATAACCAAAGCTAACACTACACAGGGTCAGCGTTTAAAACTTATTGAACAGTTAAACGAAAAGTACCCTTTTTTCCTAAAGAACTTAAACAAAGAAAAAGTTACTAATCAAGAGCTTTCAGATAAGTTACGAGAGGTAAATAGTCTTTATGTAACTCGTATTGCATTACAAAGTCAACAAAAAGAAATTGAAGCGCAGTTTAACAAGTTAGCTGAAAAACAATTAAAATTATCTAAAGATCAAATTGCAACGGAAGATCAATTATTAAAATTGGCTCAAAAGATAAATAAAGACAGAAGTAGTGAAAGACGTTTAAAGCAGCTAGATTTAGAAAACAAGTCATATGAAGAGCAGGTTAAATTAGTAAAGCAAGCTCTTGAAAGTGAAGTTAACTATTTTGCCCAAGCAGCAGCTCAAGGAGGTAAGAATGAACAGGCATATAAAGAACGTTTAGCAAATCGTCAACGAGAGTTAAATTTACTTAGAGAATATGAAAAGTATAACAATAGAACTCGCTTTGGTTTACAAGATGAAAACGAACTGTTAAAGGAAAAGCAAAATTTATTAACTCGTTTAGAGAAGAAACATAAAATAACGCTTGAAGAAATAAATCAATTATTTCAGGTTGATGGCTATAAAGGTTCAGGAGCAAGTGCTAAAGAAATTGATGAGCGTAAACGTTTACTTGAGAAGTTACTTGCTTTAGACCAAGAATACAGCCGTAAATCGTTAACTAAAGATGAAGAGGAGTTACAAGCGTTACGAGATAAGTTTGGTAAAATTAGAAAGTTAGTTGAAGAGTTTAATGCTGATCCAAAAAACAAAGCGCAACTTATAAGTTTATCAGGTTTAGATGCTTTACAGGGAAGAGCTGAAAAATCATTGTTATACAGACAAGATACTAGAAAACTAGCGGAGCAATTAGTACAAGAACAAGACTTGTTTGCAGCCTATGAAGTACTAAAAACAAAAGTAAGTACTGAAGAGGCTACTAAACGCTACGGAGTTTTATTAAAAGGTTTTCAAACTTATGGAGAACGTTTGCAAGCAGAATACAAAAAGCTTCAAGATAAATTATCTAGTAAAGAACCTACGGAAATAACAGGAGCGGAAACTGAACGCCTTTTATTGTTAGAACAAAAAATTAAAGACTTTGAAGCTGAGCAAAATACTGCTGCTGAACAACGATTTATTGATGCGTATAACTCAGCTATAACTCATAAAGAATTGTTAGCTCAAATTGAGCGTGATTTTGCAGCTCAAAAAAAGGAAATCAACTTAATAAGTGATAAAAAACTTAGAGACGCAAAACTTAAAGAACTCAATTATCAAAAATTATTAGCTATTGATGCTGCTAATTCTGAAGCTTACGAAAAAGTAACAATATTTGAGAACTTGAGTGTTACTTTAATAGATATAACCAAACGAGAATTAGCAATTCGAATAGCGTCTTTGGAGGAGTACCTAGAGTTAACTAAAGATACTCTGACAAAAGAACAAAAAGCTTTTATTGAAAATGAATTAAGTAAGGCTAAATCAATTCAGGCTTCAACTAATATAAGAATTAAAGAAAAAGCTTTATTAGAAGAAAAAAGAAGGTTAATTAAAAGAATCAATGATTTACGGAAAAAAGGAATAGTAAATGTAACTGATGAATTAGCTGCTCTTGAAGAAATAAATAATAAATTAAAGCAATTACCATCGGATGATTTGAATAACTTATCTAATGGTCTTGCCGAGATAGGCGGAGCTTTAAAAGGTTTGGGGGCTGCTTTAAAAGATTATGATGAAAGTTTAGCAGATACTATTGATACATTAGGCGATTTAACTAATGTAACAGCTGATGCAGTAGGTGCATTTGCTTCGTTTGCTTCAGGTGATATTTTAGGAGGTATCACTGGAGTAATTTCAGCAATTGGAGGTTTATTTTCAATGGGCGCAGCAGCTAGAGAAAGTGAACGTAAAGCACGTGAAGAAATTAAGAAGTGGCATCAAGAAATTTTTGAAAGTCAGTTAGCATATAATTCAGCATTGCGTCAACGCTTATCAGACGAGATCAAACTAAACGATTTATACAAGTCGAGAGTTGATAATATTAAAGAAGAAATTGAAGCTAATAAAAAGAAATATGCAAGTGTTATAGAAGATCAAAAAGCGGTCTTTAAACGCCTTTTAAATGCGCAAACAGTCGTAGATAAGAAAACAAAAAAACATGGTGGTTTTTTAGGGTTATGGAAGAAAACCAAAGTTGTTGATGTAAAGAAAACTATTGCCGAATTGTTAGGAGTTGGTCGTTATATAGAAAAATCAAACCTATTTAAAAAGTGGAAAGTTTTTGAACCAGGGGAAATAGAGTTTACTGATGAAATATTTGAAAAGTTAGAAAAGATTAATCGAGACAAACCATTAACAGGAGATGCAAAAGAAGCGTACGAGCAATTAAAAAAACTACGAGATGAGTATGGTAGTATTGAAGAAGCACAACGTCAGTTAGAGAAACAGCTAAAAGACGCTACTACAGGAACAACTGCACAAGCACTTGCAGAAAGTATAAAGCAAGGAATAGCAAGTGGTAAAAAGAGCTTTGCAGATTTTGCAGAAGATATTGAACGCTTTTTGCGTGATGCTATATTAGCGGGTATGAGTGCCAAGGTGATAGAGCCAGAAATGCAGAAACTACAAGACTTGCTTTATGACTTTTTAGGTGATGGTGTATTAACCGAAGATGAAAAGCAGCAGTTTCAAGAAATGTATATGCGTATAGCTGAAGAAGCACAAGAGTACTTGAACTTAATTAATGAAACAGGTATTGGTGTTGGCGATACCATAAACGATGCTAATTCTTTAAAAGGTGCTGTAAAAGGAATTACCGCAGAACAGGCTGATTTGTTAGCAGGACAGTTTGGAGGTTTACGCCTTACCCAGTTAGAAACTAATATTATTTTAAGAGTAAACCATGCAGCACAATTAGAAGTTTTGAGCAGGCAAGCAGGAATTCAAATTGATATTGAAAAGAATACCCGAAGAACGGCAGATAATACCGAGAAGTTAAAATCTATTGATACCACTTTAAAAGAAATAAAAGACGGAGATAATACAAGCGCACGAGCACATGGCATTTAACGATACTTTAAATACACGCAATTTATACGCAGATTTCGGTTTGGTTATACAAACAGGAACAGCAGATTTATTGGCTTTTCCTGAACGAAAAAAAACACTAGAAAACGATTGGAGAGAACACAATGGTAAAGACTACGATTTGTCGTTGCCAAGGTTTAAGGATAAAGAAATAAACCTAAAGTGTGCTATGATGGCGGATACTGATGTGGATTTTTGGACGAACTACGACGCACTTTTTTTAGAGTTATCAAAACCCGATTGGCAAAGCTTATATATAGCCGACCATGGTAAAACATACACGGTTTTTTATTTAAAAACTAGCAACTGGCGTAAGAAGTCAAAACGATTAAAGGATGTTGAAAAAGTGTTTGTGCAATTTACCTTAATACTACAAGTACAATAATGCAATACGAAATTAAAAGAGGAGCTACTTTAATAGCTACGGTAAGACCAGAAGGAAGTATCACCACTAAAATAATGGGCGAAGAATTGGTATCTATGACCTTTACTTTAGCGGATAATATTGTTTTTAAAACAAACGATACTGTTGTGGTATATGGTAACACCTATTACTTACTAAATGAACCTATTGTAGAAAAGCGTAATACTAAAGAGTATCGTTATCAGTTACAGTTTGCAGGTATAAAGTATGAGCTTTCTAAAGTGCAGCTCTTCTTTCCTGATGCAGATAACAACCTAACCGTTTCAGAGTTTTCAATTACAGGAACAGCAAACCAAATGCTCAATTTGATTGTGCAAAATGCTAATCGTGTTCAAGGTGGTTGGTCGTTGGGTGTGATAGATAATTTAGATGGTAAGCAAGTAGATTTTAACGGACATAATTGTTTAACTGCCATTTCTAAAATAGCTGAAGAGTTTGATGCTGAGTACTGGATTGACGGAGATAAGACTATCCATTTAACAGAACGAAAAGCTATAAGTGGTTTGTCGCTTGAGTATGGTAAAAATAAAGGTTTGTTGTCTATTACAAGAACTCCATATGATAACAGCAATATTGTAACTCGTTTGTATGCGATAGGTTCAGAAAAAAACATTCCTGCTGATTATAGAAACTATACTAAGAAGTTACAAATGCCAGTACCATATTTAGAGAAAAATGTTGCTAAATATGGAGTTATAGAGCATGTGCAAACCTTTGAGGATATTTACCCGAAACGTGTAGGGACTGTTACTGGTGTAAATGCAGAAAGTCCTTTACAATTTACAGATGCCGATATTGACTTTGATCTAAATGAAACCGATGCAAACGGTACTGTAATTTTAATTAACGACATCCCTGCGAAAGTAACCTTTAACACAGGTCAGTTAGCAGGTTATACATTTGAGATTAAAAAACACGGATATAACACAACAACAAAAACCTTTGAACTCGTACCAAACAAAGACGAAAAAGACTTGACTGTGCCTAGTGAGTTGTTACGCCCTTCTGTTGGTGATACTTATGTAATTACTGATATAGCAATGCCACAAAGCTATATTACCAATGCAGAAATTTTATTACAGAACGAAGCACAGGCATACTTAGATGAAAATAGCGAGCAGCGTAATAAATACTCGGTAGCTCCTGATCCTTTTTACTTTGAAGAACTTAACGCAAATATTGTGTTGGGTAACACAATTAACTTTAAAGATGTTGATTTTAGTTTAGATGATGATTTGCGTGTGGTTTCACTAACAAAAGATTTACAAAATACTTACAATGTAAGTTTTGACATTGCAGAACGAGCAGTCTTATCTACAATTATTAGAGAGTACATTGAAGAAGAAAAGAAAAACACCGCTTTGCTAAAAGCATTGACATATAATGCAGATATGGCTCGAAGAAGCTATCAATTTGCTAAAGAGTTTCATGACAACGTTTTTGATGGAGAAGGCTATTTTGATGCTGATAGAATAAAACCGTTGAGCATTGAAACAAAAATGTTGAGTGTTGGTAGTAGAATGCAGCAGTTTAATTTACCCGATGTTTCTTTTACTGTTTCTGAAGACAATACTACGGTAAGTAACACCACAGGTACATTGGTACATCTTACACTTGAAGATACGCCAAGAGAATGGAACATACCACAAAACACGGTTACAGGCATAGGAACTGCCTTTCACTACATTTATATAAAAGCACAAAAAATAGGCTCGAATGCTTCGGTATATATTTCTACAGAGCAAATAATGGTTGATAATGACCCCGATTGGTATTATTTTGAAGCAGGATATTTATCGTCTGTCATTGATAATGTACGACGCATTAAAACAACCTACGGATTTACTCAGGTTAGTCCTAGCGAGATAAGTACAGGTCGAATAGCTTCTCCTAATGGTAATAACTACATTGAGTTGTTACAAGACAAGATTAACATTAAAGCCAATGTAACTTTTGAAAGTAATTCACCCGCTTTTCAACAGGTTTCTGATAGTATTGATATAGGAGGGAGAAATTTGATTCAGAATTCTAATTTTAATACTTTAAATAAATGGTCAAAATGGAATAGTTCAAGTGTTTTAACTTTAACAGAAAAACAATTTGCAAAACTATATATAGAACAAACAGGTAGTTTAGGAATACATAGTACAGAAACTATTTTTATAAGCAAGAATACAAGTTATACAGTATCTTTCCTTGCATATCCAAACAATTTAGAAACAAGAGCAGATAATTATTTATATATATTGTCAAGTGCTTCTGGTAACAAACCGTTAAATTTTAATTTAAAAAACCATGGAGAAGTTATAGAAGAGGTAATAAATGGAGTAAAAGCCTCAAAATATAGTATTACATTTAGTTTATCCGAAGATATTTATGACGCTAGATTGTTGTTAGCATTTAATTATACTATTTTATATAATGGTTACAATGTGTTGTACTTTGGTAAAATAAAACTTGAAAAGGGTAATAAATCCACTGATTGGACACCTGCTACTGAAGATGTTTTACAAGAAATTAATGATGCTCGTGTAGAAGCTAAAGAGTACACAGACAGTGTTGAGATTAGCGGGAGAAATTTAATTCAAAATACAGATAAGTATGTAGAAACGATAATAAATTCTGATTATGTTCATATACTCACCCCAATCTCTACAGACAATTTAAAACATCTTCAAGGAAAACAAATTACATTGTCTTTTGATTATGAAAAGACGGCTGATTATAATGAGGGTAATGGAGTGTGTGGATTTTATGCAAAAGTAATTTATAGTGATGGTACCGAACAGAATCTTAATGATAGGTTCTCGGTTACTATGGCAACAGCGTTAAAAGGACGAATTAATAATACCTTTCAGCTTTTGGATAAAGAGGTTGTAGAGCTAAAGTCAATTATCAATCACTTCTCTATGGGGATTCATGCAATTGGAGGGAATTTAGCAGGGCGTGCAGGGACAGTAAAAATAGGACGTCCTGCAATCTATGTAGGAAGCAAAGATATGGGCTGGACACCTGCCCCTGAAGATATACAAGAAGGAATAGATAATGCCATACAAGAAGCCCAAAATGCAGCAGCAGACGCTTTAAACGCTTTAAATACAGCCCAAACTACCGCCGAAAAAACCAATTTTTTACAAACAGACATAGATGGTAATGTAATAAGTACAGGTACTATGCAGGTAGGCGCACTTAACGGTGCTAATGCAGGTGTAACAGGTGTTACAGACGTAGGTGTTAATAGTGTTAGATTCTTTGCAGGTTCAGATTATGCAGGTAAAAACACAGCACCTTTTAGAGTGTTAGACAATGGAAAAATAATTGCCAATAATGCAGATGTACAAGGGCATGTTGAGGCTACAAGTGGTTCGTTTTCAGGTCACGTAGAAGCGTCTAGTGGCTCATTCTCAGGACATGTAGAAGCATTGTCAGGAAAATTAAGCGGCTTTACAATTTTAGACGATAAAATCACTGGGCAAATCATTTTGTCGGATGGAACACCTTATGCAACACCTGCATATATTGAGATTGATCCATTGCAAGGGGTTACAGCAATACTAAACAATTCTGATGGAACGAAAAAAATAGCAAAATTTTTAAGTACAGGGGCTTTTGTTGAAAAGTTTAACTCTAATGGGGGTTCATTAGGGTATGCTGAAATAACAGATTCTAGTGTGACAGTATATAAAGACTATCAAAATAGTACACTGATTGGAGCGGGTAGCATTTATTTAGTTAAAAACGGAGTACCAAAAAATGTATAAAATAAAATCAATTTAAAATGAGTACAGTAACAGTTATTAGAAAACAAGTGCAAGAAACAGCAAAACAAGTAGTAAACGGTAACACGGTGTTGTATAGTTATGGCTATCAAGAAAATCAACCACCACCATTAATTGGTTTTTCAGTAATACGAGGTGTTGAAGGAAATACCAATTATACAGGTAGCGTGGTAATTACAGGGAGTGTTAGAGATAACAACTTTGATGTAAAAAACCAAAGCTATCAACCTGAAGACACAACACTTTATGAGGTTATTCATACCACTTGTCAAGGTATCTTAAGTCCAACCAATGAAGTTAGTGAGTAGTTGGTTAGTGCCTAAAGGGTATGCTGCTATAACGATATACCCTTTTATTTTTTTTCGGGATAAGGCTAGCATTACATCTAGGCTAATTAATCACGAAAAGATTCATTTAAGGCAGCAAATAGAGCTTTTGCTTGTCTTCTTTTACTTATGGTATGGTATAGAGTACTTGTGTTATTACTATAAGTTTAGAAACTGGAAAACAGCGTATCGTAGTATTTGTTTTGAGCGTGAAGCGTATAATAATGAAAACGATATGAGTTATCTAAAAAGACGTAAGTTGTTTGCTTATGTAAGAGGGGAGTAAAAGAGTCCCCCAACAATTAAAAAACTTCTCACGGTAATTTAATTTTTAGCATCAAAGCCCAGTTGGAGGACATAAGTCTTCTGATTGGGCTTTGCTAGTTGTTAAAATATTACCGTGAGAACCACAAAAGTAAAACATTAATCAAAATACAGAACAGAAAATGAGTAAAAATTATGCTACAGCACCTTTGCCGTTTCAGGGTCAAAAACGGAATTTTATTAAACAGTTTAAACAGGCTTTAAAGACGTATCCTACGGATGCAATTTACGTGGATTTATTCGGCGGCAGTGGCTTGTTAAGTCATACCGTAAAGCAAGAAAACCCAAAAGCTAAAGTAATTTACAACGATTATGACAACTTTAAACAGCGTTTAAATGCTATTTCAAGAACAAATAAATTACTCGCTAGTTTACGTCCGTTAGTTGAGAGTGTTCCTAATAAAAAGGCTATACCTGACAGTATCAGGTGTCAAATATTAGATATCATAACCCAAGCTGATGAGCAAGGTTATGTAGATTATATCTCCTTATCTGCTAACTTATTGTTTAGTATGAATTATGTGCAGAGCTTAGAAGAGCTTAAAAAGCAATGCTTTTATAATAGATTACGTAAAAGTGACTATGATGCTACAAGCTACCTAAAAGACGTTGATTTTGTATGCTATGATTATAAAGAGTTGTTTGGTATGTACAAGGACGTTCCGAATGTTGTTTTCTTGGTTGATCCGCCATACTTATCAACGGATTGTTCTACTTACAAAAACTACTGGAAGCTTTCAGACTACTTGGACGTGCTAAAGGTATTAATGAATACCAACTACTTTTATTTTACGTCAAATAAATCTAGTATTGTGGAGTTGTGTGAGTGGATTGAAACAAATACAGGAGGAGTAAATCCTTTTAATAAAGCAAAGGTTGTATATCATTACAATAGTACGAGCCATAATACTGGATATACCGACATAATGTTGCATAAAGGATACACTACAGATACAACATTTTAA